CGCTTTTGATCTGCCGCAAACTTCAATTCTTGGAATGCCTCAAAATTTACACCAGCGGTTTGTGCTTCTGCTGCAAGGTCGGCAACACTTTGTGCCGCCGTATTTAGTGCAGCAACACCAGCCGTTAGCGCACCAACAAAAACCCCGCCGCGAATGATGTTGGCTGTTGAACGAATGGATCCGGCAAATTCCGCCATGTTACGATCAGCAACAGCAATCTTGCCCGAGGACTTGTCCAAATCCTGCATAAACCCAGCGAACGCCGGACGGGTCTTATTGTCACCCTTGATGCGCCACAACATTTCTTTGATCATGTCATTACTTTTTGAGTTGGCAGTACGCAATCCAGCCGTTGAATTCATCAACGCTCATTTGCTCAATTTCTGAAACGGTTTTGTGCAGCCGATCCGCAAGTCTAAATATATTCAGACGCTGCGGATCGGCTTTTAGTTTTTTGCTTGTTCCTCAACACTGAGATGATTTTTCATCTCAAGGCCAATTCGAGAAACTATCCGGTCATCTGAGTTGCCATACAAAATAACCGCATCACCCTCTTGAAAGATAGCATCCCCGTTTTTATCCAGTGCTTTGCGAACAATCATGGTGCACAACGCCAAGTGATAATTGCCATTCGACTTTGTGTTGAGGAGGTGTGCGTCTTTAAGCGTGGGCGGATCATAGAAAATCTCAAATGGGCCATTCTCATCGCCCCATTCTGCAACAAGCAATTTGCTGCGCGTCTGACTTTGATAATGCTGCTTTATCCTATCAATAACGCTCATTATGCCACCGTACTCTTTGTAAGTGCGCCATTGGCGTCAGCACTGAAATTGCGAGTAACTATGCCATCTTTGGAACCGCTCGAGTTGATAGACGTGACAATTGCATTGCCTGCATATTGTTTGTCGCCTGACCCATCGCCACCTGGCAACAACACCAACGCAACTTCTGAACCAACTTCCAATGTTTCTTGGCCATTTGTGTCGGTGGCATCCCACCAGCAATCTATGGTTACGTTCCAATCTTTGATCCCACCAGTTTTGCGCGTTTTGAAGGCGTCTCCCATGGACGTATCTTCTTTAACGTCTGCACTTTCAGTAAGTGACCAAGATTGGATTTCCGCAATTGCGTTGGCACCAACTTTAACAATGCCATCATTGCCATCTGTCGTAGACATTTGGTGTTCTCCTATTGAATTGAAGTTGAGGGTTCATGGCTCATGGTGCGGTACCGCACTTTGTAGGCCATTTGAATATTGGCGACACGTTGTTCAGACCCGCCGCCAATATCCATGTTTGTTGAAACCAGAAAAGTTGATTTAACCAACCCGCCTAGCTTGGGATCTGCGCCAAATGCCTGCTCGACTGCTTCGGCGATATCGTCCAAATCATCTTCGATATCCACACCGCCTTTCACATATCCTTCAAGCGAAATGCTTACCTCTCTTTCGAGCGGCGGTATTTTGCCCATCGCAGAGACATCTGAAGTTTCGGTTGGCGCAAACACTAAGATAATCGGTCCATTGACCGGATCCACTTTCAGCGTTCTTGCTTTCATGATTTCGGCACCGGGCATGGCTGCGGCGATAAGTTTGGCAATGAACGCTTCTCGTATTTGTTGTCGAACATGCGTCATTCAACTAACTCCAAGTAGAGCCGCGCCATGCCTTGCCCATCAACATCAACAGGTGCAGCCACTTTATAATTCTTAGCATTGATGCCAATTAGATCGGCTTCACCATACCCACTTGGAAGAGTGCTTGCTGCGCATGTGATTGTCGCGTCACCAACGCTCACTGGCACCGGCCCCAAGTCGTCAACTTGAAGGGTGGCATTGTCGAAATTTCCGGCAAGATTGTAAGTCGTACCACCCGTAGAAAGTTGATAGGTAAAAGCCGTGGCGAATTCATCAACGTCAAAAAAGATCGGTAAATCACTCCGAAGTGTCTGAGCCAACGTCATCGGCTTTCTCCTTCGGCTCAGAAGCTGCACGCGACTTCACACGCACCGCCTTTTTGCGAGCAATTAGATCGAGCCCAATGGTGCGATTGACGTTTTTTGTGGAACCGCGTGGTACCATTTCATCATCAATGGGTGCAGTTTTAAGAAGCCGGATTTTGATTTTCATCAGACTCACCACTGGACTTTTTGGCAATCTCATCCGTGAGTTTTGTCAAAAGCTCTTGTGCTTCAGTTTTTGCGATCTCCACTTTTTCAAGCTCAGACTTTGCAGACGCTGTTGCTTCCTCAGCGGCTTTTTGCGCTTTTTCAGCTTCAGCCGTTGCCTGTTGAATGGCTTCGAGTTGACCGTCGTTTACGGCAACCGCAGCATTCTTGCCCTCGTCAGGTTTATTGCCAAAAGCAATTTCCAAATGACGATCAAGCTTGCCTTTAATCGCCAATTCCTCACCCGCTTTGAAGTGCAGCAATGCTTTTGCAACAAACGCCTTGCGGGCATCTTTGCCCTTGCCAAGCTGTTTATCTTTGGCATCATCAAGCAAGTGTCCACGCGCATGTGCCTGCTCGGACGTTAAGAACAGGGTTGTGCCCATTCCAACTGATGCTGCAATCAATAATTTTCTGATTTCCATTATTCATCTCCAAAGAGAAAAGCCCGCTCAAAGGCGGGCTTATTCTCAAGTTAGATTATTCAGCAATTGCTGGATTTAGTTGAAGGTCACCAACACTGCACCAGACCATTGACCATAGCCAACGTTGCCAGCCCAATCGACACCATACATGTGCTCTTTGTTGAGCTTTTCGTATTCAGAACCTTCTGCAATCGCAAATGGCTCCAAAGCCTCTTCTTCTTGCAGAATGAATGGCTTCACTTCTGAATCCGTCCGGTACATCACAAATGTGTCTGTCCAACTCAGCCGTGGGTTTGGTATGACATCAATCGAAAAGTCGCCTTTGATGGCAGGAATAACAGCAGATTTGCCGCCATCGCCCAACACAGCTTTAAGCGCTTTCAATGCAACACCAAGAAAACCCACAGGCACTTGAATAGTGAATTTGGTTGCCGATTGGTTGATCGGCTGACCCTGTTCATCTTTAAGCCCGACAAGAGTCTGAATGCCTTTTAAGACTGCTTCTTCAAACTCAGTCACAGTTGGTGCCGCAGGTGCTACAGCATCGAATGTGATTTTATTTGACTGCGTTTGACCATCGCCTGCGGGGTGATCCGTATCAAAGAAATATTCACCATCGTAACAAAGCGATGTAGCCCCATTTAGAATGAGTGTAGAAATCAATGATGCAGACAAGTCTTCAGCACGGCCAATCAGATCATTCACACGAAGGCGGATCATGCCCTTTTTATCTCGGCGAATGTCCTTTTTCTTAAAGGTGATCGAGTTGTCGAAGTCTTTATTAGCAAGACTGAAGCTGTGTTCTTTGATCTCAGCAGGGGACCGAGAGTTGTGAAACTCACCCATTGCTGGCACGGCACCAAGCCAACCATAGTCTTCGCTTGCTTCAGACGAGCTGACTTTCATCGCCACGTCATCAACCCAGCTCGTATTGCCTGAATCGATGCGCGACATCATCATTGCAATCACAGCTTGTGACGTGATTGCGCTATATTGAGAAGCTCCCATTGTCACAAATCCTTATGCTTGCAACGCAGCTTTGACGAGTGCTGCGTCATAGTCGACAACACAAAGCGTTCCGCTAATGTGTCGGCTGACATAGCCAATCAAAGAGTTGCTGGTTGATGTTAGGGTGAAGGTGCCATCGTCGGATGCATAGACAGCGGGACGATCGTTTGATGTGATGCTTGCGCCCACAACATTAAGCTCGATGCGCCCAGACTGTTTGAGATAAGCATCAATCGCGCCATTTGCACCATCACGGTTATCGGCCTCTGCTTCCGCAAAGCCACAGAATGCATCGCCTGCATTCAATGGACGGGCATAGCCTGAACCGTTTTCGCCTACAGCGCCGCCTTGGAAAATCCGGGCAGTTGCTGCAACCGGCAATTGGCTTTTATCACCAATGACGTGTCGCCGGGTTTGATTTGCTTGAAGGGCCATTAAGACTTTGCCTCACGCTTTTTCATAGCAACATAGTCCGCAGCGGACATGAACTTGGATTGTAGGCCCTCGCTCGCGTTCCACTCAGCAGTCCAACCTTCAGGTGTCTGCTCAACTTTGTCGCTGGTTGCAATTGCAGCACTCGGTGCAGGTGTTGCCCCGCTTGCCAAATTATCATCTGACGCCAGTGCAGAAAGGGTTTTCCCCTTTTTGAATTCGTCAGATGTCATGATCCGATGGGCTGCTTCGGCTGGCGTTGTTTTGCCATCCGCAATCATTGCAGCGATCAAATCATCACAGCCGGGTTGGGCCAAGGCCTGAATTCCGGCAATGCGGTCACGCTCTTCAGCCGCAGCTTGAGCCAGCAGGTCACCCTGTTCGCTCTTTGCATTAGCTTGAATGGACGCAACCAACTCAGGATCACTGGCATTTAGGCTTTCGAGCCGTGCTGCCAGCGTCGGGGTTGGCGTATTACCACCCGCCTGCTTGTTGGGCATGTCAATATGCTCCTTGCTAGTGGAAACCGTTGCGGACCGATCCCCGTGGTTTTCATCATTTGGTCGGGCCGCAAACCCCGCCAAAACTTCATTGATTGTTTTGATCCCATCGATCATGCCGCGCGATAGCGCTTCTGGAGCCGAAAACACTAGGCCCTGCCCGAAACGCTCCATGACTTGATCTGTGGAAATCTGGTTATATTCCGCCAACGCCTCGACAAACATCTGCCCAGCGTCATCGACGATTGCCTGCATTTCCGCTTTGCCTTCAGCACTATGCGGATCCAAACGTTTATTGGGCGACTGAGAGGCGGTAATCTCGATCTTCTTGGCCCCAAAACTTTCTAGGATGCCATCCATATCGAAATAGCTGATCACTGATCCAACCGAGCCGATCATGGCGGTGCGCGTGGCCCACGTCTTGGTGGCCGCACTTGCTAGCCAAAACGCAGCTGAACAGCCAATGCCGCTTATCACTGCTTCTATCGGTTTTGTTTCTGCAAAACCCGCGACCAAATCGGCAGCATAATCAAGGTTAGAGCATTGACCGCCCGGACTATCAATTTCGAGAACGGCCCCTATAAACTCATCGCTCGACGCCAGTTCGAGGTCTCGCTCAAATTCTTCGTACGAATAAGTGTAGCGATTGAAACGATGCGACAGTGCGCCAAAGACCCGAACAACAGCAACGTCGCCCCAGCGATATGCCATTGATCCTCGCGCCAATGCAGTAGGCCGCTCAACCTCACTCGCATCTGCACCTTGAAAGTTTAGGCCAAGGTTAGCTGCAACAAGGTTTTCAAACAGCTTTGGATCCCGCATCTGCAAAACGGATGCCAGTTGCGGCAAGCCTAAATGGCGGCGATCAATTAGCCAGTTACCAGAAAAGGTCATTCTTTATCCTCATCATCTTCGGGTTGAACGGCTAAGGCTGTTCCGGCTGCATCGCCGTTCAGACCATCCTTTTCGCGCTTCGCTTGTTCGTGCGCGAGCTGATCGTGCTTTTCATCAAATTGACCACCCGTGCGCTCAATCATCACTTGTTCGCGGGTTTTGTTGCCGTTCTTTATGTCCACTTCGTCGGCTTTAGCCTCTTTAAGAGGGTCAATCGACATGCGCTGCGAGCCCAACCATTCGCCCGCCATCCATGCTTGGCGCTTAATCGGGTCGTCCATGAAGCCGGGCAGGTCCAATCGACCGGAGCCAACTGCCTCTACAAGTATCCATTCAACAATTGGATTAAGAGCCTGCCGCGCAAGCCAACCACGTTTGCGGCGAAAATATTGCCACGCCATCTCAAGAGCGGCTCGGCTTGCGGAATATGAAGCCGTGAAATGCTTGATCAGCAATTCAAATGGGATCTCAAGTGCCACACCGATTTGACGCAAGATCGCCACCACAAAAGGATCAAACCCGGAGTTCGGTCTGCCATGCTCGGGAATAACTACTTTCTGCCCTTCAGGTAGGTCAGTGATTATTCCATCTTCAATTTCAATTTCGCCATTCTCGCTACCGCCACCTGTAGGCAGTTCGAGAATGCTAGCATCGTCGACAAACTCCGCCCCAGCTTCCTTTTCAATAAAACCAAAAAACT